ATAAAAAGCAAGCGTTTTCGGAACTATTTTTCCCCTTAAAAATCAAGGAATTACCCGAACTCCCTTAATTCAGGGGTACTTGGGTAGGGGTGTGGTAAAAAAGCAACACTTTTCCTTAGCCTGTCTGTCTATATATTATCTGTAAAGCACATATGAGCGAAGCGAATATATTCTGTATTGTTTGTTTAGAAGAAGGTAGGTCTTAGTGTCTATAACATTTAGGTTCAAATTTTTAAAATAAATTTATGGGGGTATATATGGTATCATATACAGATAATAGAATATAATAGGGATATTAGACGGATAGGGGTGTTGTTTTTTTACCACACTGGCATCCGAGGGGGTCTGAATTACATGAATTAAGGTAGTTTTTCTAGTCCGTTGAATTTTGGATTTTTGTTTTTCCTTTCTAGCTTCTATATCTGGAATATAAGAGAGGAATAAAAGAAGGGAAAAGAGAAGAGAAAGAACAGAAGAAGGGGAAAAGAGAATAAAAAGATTAGATTATTTTTTTAAAAAACGCTTGACACCGTTTCGGGGTTATGAGATAATGCTTTCACTGGATCAAAAAGATTCAGCGTAGTTAAACCCTTTGTAGTTAAACCACTAGGAGTATCAAAATGAACAAGTACACTATGATCGTTAGCAAGAAAGAGGACGTAAATGGCAAGAATGAATACGTGAAGAAAGGAGAAGTTGAAGTCTTTTATCCTTTGCTCTCAGAACTTGGCTTTGATGTTGCTCCTGAAAAGAATGACGACGACGGATTCCCGGTCTATAAAGACGAAAAAGCACAGTACGTTTTCGATGCTGTTCTAGCTGCCGTTAAAAGTGCTGCACGTAATAAACTCGTAACTGGAACCGCTACTCTTAAGCCGGGTCTTAGCATTGCTAGCACTATTGAAGAGCTTATAGAAGGCGGCAATAAAGGCGATGCGCTTGCTGCTACTCGTGAATTCTTGGCGGCCTTTAAAGCCTTTCTACCTAGCACTAAGAAAAGCGAGAAGGTGCAAGCTGCTGTTTATGACCTTGCTAAGAATAAGGCAGGTCTTAGTCTTCAGCCTGATGACAAGAAAGCTAAGTTCTTGGTCTATATCACAGACTTCACTGCTACTCTTAACGCTGAGCAAGCTACAAGGTTTGAACGTGCTCTAACGACGCTTGAAGAAGCTTGCACTGCTGGCGATGCACTTGATGATATGTAAGACTATCAGCAAGTAATAAGATAAGCCCCTAGAAGTTTTAGGGGTTTTTTTACGTCTATAGATTATGAACATCAGAATATAATAATAAAGAGGGGGATAGGGGCTTTTTTTAAGAATCAAAAATCTCGTGCTTATCAATGACCTCTAAAATATTTTACTAAATTTTTTCTAAAATGAACACTCTAAAACTCTTCTAAAACGTCTTGACTTCATAGGTCAAAAATTCTATAATCTCTACATAGAAAGTATAGTGTAGGAAAATAAAATGAATCTCGAAAGAATAGCAACTCTCCTAGCAAACGGCCTTAAGCCCTCTAATGTCGCCACAATAGTAGGTTGTACTCCTGCGTATCTTTCGCAACTAGCTAAAAGCAATGAAGAATTTAAGAATCTCCTTGCAGATAAGACAGCTCTTGCAGATAAAGAAACGAATGAAGAGCTTTCTTTGAGTGTAAAATATCAGGCAGCAGAGCATACTCTCATAGATCGTATCATGGAACTTTCTACTGTTGCAGAGATGCGAGATCTTACAAGCGCTCTTCGTGTAATCTCTGAAAGACAAGAGAAAACTAAGACTCGTCTTAATCCTGTAATAGAGGGTCAGACTGTCACTAATAACATTATCCAAATATCTGTACCCTCTCATGCTCTTCCAGAACTTTGCATGACAAGAGAACAACAAGTCTTAAGTGTAGATAATATAAACCTAGCACCTCTTACCTCCACAGGAGTTATAAATCTCTTCAAAGGTATGAATGAAAAGAAGATGGAGAATGAAAATGAGCAAAGAAGAATTTCTGTTACTACAGAAAAAACTTCTCAAGAAAATGCAAGAGAAGAATACAAAGAAGTAGAAACATTAGAAGATCTAGAGCTCCTTCTTCAGAAAGCCTAAGAAGCCGAAGCGCAGCTAGGCATCCGCAGCAATCCTAGCATTTCAAAGACTTCTACTATAAAGATTATTATGTCTTTTCCTACAGATCTTAATGTTTCTATCTCAGAAGCTTATGAAAGAGGCAAAGTTGATATTAACTTCTTTGCTGCTCTTTGCATGCCTACTGTTTGTGTTTTTCAACTACCTATCTTCTATATAGCAATCTGGCAACTAGTTACCTCTCGTAAAGAAGAAGATTTTGATAAACTAATGCGCTTTGTCTTGGGACTTCCACGAGGTCATGCTAAGACTACATTTATCAAAATTCTCATAGCTTGGCTTATAGTCTATGATAAAATAAAATTCGCTCTTATTATCTGCTCTAACAGTGAACTAGCCTCTCTTCTCCTTGCAGATATTCATGACATATTACGTTCTAATAACATAGTAAGTATTTATGGACAGTGGGAAGAATCTCTAGCTATTGACAGTGCTGATACTAAGAAGGCGGCTTATCATGGGAAAACAGTCTCTCTTGTCGCAAGAGGATGGTCTGCAGGCGTACGTGGTATTAACTTACAGAATGAAAGACCAGATCTTATTTTCTGTGATGACGCCCAGACTCGCAAGAATGATGAATCTCCCACTGAACGAGATACTCTACTCTCCGAACTTACAGGAACTGTGTTTAAGGCAATTGCCCCGAAAGGCCCGAGACTTATTATCTATGTAGGTAATATGTATTCAGATAATTGTGTACTTAACAAACTTAAACATAACCCATATTGGATAAGTATGGTAACAGGAGCTATCCTAGAGAATGGACAACCTCTATGGCCTGCTCTATTCTCTTTAAAAGATCTCATGGAATCTTATTACCATGATGAAGCTCTAGGCCTCTCTCATATATGGTTTGCAGAGGTCATGAATGATCCTAAGAGTACGCATCTCTCTCTTCTTCCAAATCCTCTACCTGATTGTCCTCTTACAGAGGAAGAGCTTCTAGACCCAGACGGAGCTTTCATAACAATAGATCCTGCAGGTTTCAAGAAGAATTCTGATGATAATGTAATCGCAGCACATCTTAAGATAGCAGATAAGGGTTATGTAGTAGAGACCTGTAAAGGTATTCTAGATCCTCAAGAACTAATAGTAGAAGCTTTAAAAATGGCTCTTCATTGGAATTGTTGTCTAATAGCTGTAGAAGATACTGGATATCAGGCTACTCTTGGCTTCTGGCTAACATTCTGGATGCGAAAACTTAACATTACAGAGATAACAGTAGTACCTCTCTCACCTCATGGAAGAAAGAAAGAATCTCGTATTCGTCTTTTCATAGCAGAACTTTACAAAGAAACCTATTATCTTTATAGTCCTGAGACTAAAAGAGATTTTGTATGGCAAGCATCTCTATATAAACTAGGTAAAAGCGATAACAAAGATGACCTTCTAGATGCTATTTCTTATGGCCTGGACGTCCGTAATGAATACTGGCATCTTATATATACCCTTACAGGTCGAAAGAATGTAATAGATCATGCAAAATGTTCTGTAGTAGGAAATAATACTTGCTTCTAATTTGCAGCACTAAGACCCTAAGAATCTTCACTTATGTTCTTTTTTACAAACCCCTGAAGAATAGGAAAAGAAATGGCACAGAACCTAGAAACACCAAGTCTCATAGTACCTAAAGAGAAAAGTCAGAAAGCTATCATAGACTATGCCTCTCGTGTTCTCACAGAACATAAGAAGTTCACTGATTATCTAAATAAGATGGAAGCCATAGATATAGCCTACGCTCGTTATCAGGAGAATAAAGACTCTAATGGTATCGTCAGTGGCCAAGGTATTGATGCAGCTACTACTCCAGTAGGTGTTATGAACCTTCCTTCTACTGTTCCTCCTGTTGTAGTCTCTCAGGTAGATAGTATGGTAGCTTACCTAGCTGATGTCTTTCTCTCTGGAAGCCCTCTCTTTCCTATTGTTTCAAATCCTGCTAATAAAGAATATGCAGAGCAACTAGAGACTCTCATAGATGATCATGCTACCTTAGGTGGCTACGCTCGTCAGCTTCTTCTCTTCTTTAGGGATGGCGTAAAGTATAACCTAGCTGCTCTTGAAACTGAGTGGACTTCCATCTACCAATATTCTCTTCTGCAAGACCTTCTAAAAGGCAAGAAGATGGATAAGACAGCCAAAAAATATACAAAGATTAAGCGTCTTGATCCTTATAACACAATCTGGGATCATAATGTAAACCCGGGGGATGTCTCTTTAGAAGGAGACTATGCAGGTTATGTAGAAATAGTCTCTGCTACGAAGCTTAAACGCTTCCTAAACCGCCTCTCTACTGAAGGAAAAGCTTTCAATGTAAAAGAAGCTCAGGGTAGTGGGACTTTTAATACCCCAGAGAATCTCTCTAATTATCGTGTACATCCTACAGTCTCCGATTATGTAACAGCTCGTAAGCCTACAGACGGAATGAACTGGTTTACATACATAACAGGGCAAGAAGATACCTCAAGTTCTACAATTAAAGCAGGAAATTTCGAGATCTTCCGTCTATACGCTCGTATTATGCCTTCAGACTTCTTCTTATTTGGGCCAGAGTCTAAGACTCCTCAGATCTGGAAGTTTGTAATCATTAATAATACAGTAGTAGTACAAGCAGAACGTATTATCTCTGCATATGACTATCTTCCTATTCTCTTTGGACAACCTCTAGAAGATGGGCTAGGATATCAGACACAGAGTATCGCAGAAAGTAATATTCCATTCCAATCAGCTGCTACTACTCTCTTTAATATTCGTTTTAATTCTGCTAGGCGTGCAGTAAGCGACCGTGCTCTCTATGATTCTACTCTGATATCTAGTGCAGACATTAATGCTCCGGTTCCTGCTGCTAAGATTCCTGTTAAAAGTAACTCTTTAGATAATACTAAGAGCATAAAAGATGCTTATCATCAGATTCCCTTTGATGCTAGAGGAACAGAAGCTGCCTTTCAGGATGGGATGGCTATAGTTTCTTTTGGAAAAGAGCTATCTGGTCTTAATGCTCCACAACAGGGTCAATTCCAGAGAGGTAATAAGAGCGTACAAGAATGGAATGATACAATGGGAGGCTCTGATTCTAGGCTTCGTCTTCCTGCCCTTACATTAGAGTTCCAAGTCTTTATGCCTCTTAAAGAGACTCTTAAACTTAATATCTTCCAATATGGGGAGAGTACAGAAGTAGTATCTCAGAAAGATGGGAACTCTCTACAAATAGATATAGAGCAGCTTAAGACTAAGGTTCTAGCTTTCCGAGTAGCGGATGGTTATACTCCTAAATCTAAACTAGCAGGCACTGATGCAATAGTCCAGCTCATGCAAATCTTAGGACAATCTCAGCAGCTACAGCAACAGCTAGGACCAATGCTTCCTGGTATGTTTGCTCACCTAGCACAGCTCATGGGTGTAAGAGGCCTTAAAGAGTATATTCCCCAACAAGAGCAGATTCAACAGAATCAGCAGAATTCTATGGCTCTTCAGCAAGGTGTAGATCCTGCTACCGGTCAGCCATTAAATGCCGCAGATGCTCAGCTAGCACAAGCAGAAGCTCAAGCTCTTCAGCAATCTACTGGAGCCTAAGAAATGAATACCTCAGAAATCTTTGATATTCCAGCCCTCTCTAAAGTAGAGATTGATATTATTATAGATGTCTTTGCTAATCCTGTTGTCAAGAAGTATCTTAAGACAATAGCTAGCAATGACCTAGCAGAACTAGCAACTCTTTCTATCACAGAGAGAGAAGATAGTGAAGTAGCAAAAAAGCACGCTTTAATACAAGGCAAGCTTTCAACCATAGCAGCACTCTTAAGTATCTCAAAACAACCAACACCTAAACAGGAGTAATATCATGAGCATTATGGATATGTTTCGTCTTTCGCCCGCACCTGCGCCAGCTGCACCTAATGTTGGCACTTCTGCACAACCTAATAATGGAAAAGATAATCTTAATGATTCTCCTTCTAGTACAGACAGCACAGGTAAAATTCCTGGAACTGATCCGATTAACCAAAATCCATTGGACATTTACAAGACAATGTTCGATAATGCAGCTAATAACTCAGAGATTCAAGCACCTACCTTTAAGATTGATCCTAAGGTACTAGGTGATGTTAGTAGTAAGATGGACTTCACAAGAGGTATTAACCAAGAAGTCTTAACAAAAGCTACTAGCGGGGATGTATCTGCGCTTATGGATATTATCAAAACAGTAGGACAAAACGCATACAAAGCATCATTAGAGCATAGTACTTCTCTAACAGACACTTTTCTAACACAACGCGGAGAATTTGAAGGTAAGCAAGTAGCCAAAGGGGTTAAGAATCAGCTAACTTCTAATGAGCTTTCTAGTGCGCCTAATTATTCTCACCCCGTAGTAAAAGCTGAGCTTAACCGTGTAGCTTCTCAGATGTCGGCAGCTAATCCTGATGCAAGTCCTCAGGAAATTGCCAAAGCAGCTCAGCAGTATATCAATGATCTTAGTAATGCGTTGAATCCGAAGACCAAGAAAGACTCTGCTGATAGTGGAGAATTCGATTGGTCTAAATATCTAGAAGGGTAACCTTCTCTCTGTTTTCTCTTTAAGGAATAAATATCATGGCTCTTCTTTCTGGTATCTTTAATACTAGTGCAACCTTCGGCTCTAACCCAGCTGAACTTAATGCGCGTTCGTTCGCAGGCACTATTCTTCGTCTCTTCCCTAATGGCTCAGCTCCTCTCTTTGCCCTCTCTTCGCAGAGTGGTAAGAGCAAGGCTAAGTCTTCCACGCATGGTTACTTCTCCAAGACTCTCTCCTTTATCAAGACTACTGCTAACGATACTAGCTCTACTGGTACTCTTGTACTAGCTGCTGGTGGTACTGTTGGTATGGCTCCTGGCATGGTTCTTGCTAATCTTCGCTCTAAGGAGAATTACCTAGTAGTATCTATTACCAATGGCACTACTGCTGTTGTTACTCGTGGCTTTGGTCGTACTGTTGCAACTGCTAATATCGTTGGTGATAATATCATCCAAATCGGTACGGCATTCGCAGAAAACAGTAATCGTCCGACTGCTCGCAGCATCTCTACTACGTACGTTCCGAATTATACTCAGATCTTCCGTAATGCTTGGGGTCTTAGTGATACGGCTCGTGCTTCTATGGCAGAACAGGGCTTTAGTAACGTAGCTGAGAATCGCAAAGATTGTTCTCTATTCCATTCTGTTGACATTGAAGCTACTATTCTCTATGGTCAGCCTAAGATGGATGTTACAGGCTCTATGCCGGTTCACGCTACTCAGGGTATTATTGATGCTGTTACTCAATATTCTGTAGCTAATGTGAATGCTGCGGCCTCAACTACAAGCTTTAATCAACTAGTAGCTCTTGTAGAACCTGCCTTCCGCTTCTCCACAGACATGTCGAATCCTAAGTCTCGTGCTGGCTTCTGTGATAGCATTGGTATGCGAGTTATGCATCAGATCGCTAAGCTCTCAGGTCAGATCGAGATTATGCAATCTGAAACCTCCTTTGGTATGCAGTTTACGAAGTTCAAGTTCTATAAGGGAGAAATCAATCTGATTGAGCATCCGCTTCTGAATGGTCTGGCTCCTAATGCTGCTACTACTGGTCAGATGATTATCGTCGATCTTCCTGCTCTCAAGCTGGCTTACATGGATGGCCGTGATACCATCGCTGAAGAGTATAACGTCAACGGTACTAAAGTAGAGAATGGTATCGACGGTGTTGGTGGCTCTCTGACTTCTGAGCTTGCTGTTGAGCTTATTAACCCCTTCAGTTGCGCGGTTATCACTAACCTAACTGCTGGTGTAGCTTAAACTTAAGCCTCCTACTTTGCTTTCATAGAAGGTAGGAGCTGTTCTTTTTAAAGGAAATAATCATGGCACTTAAAGACGTAATCGCATCTAAGGGAGCGGAAGTAGTTTATACATATTCTGCTCCTTTCGGTATCTTGGGTGGTACAGATTCTCCTATGCCGAAAGTAGGAGATTTCTTCATTCCGCAGAATGATCGGGATATTGAGCTTCTGGAAGAGTTTGTAGCTAATGGTCTTATCACAAAAGTAACAGAATCTCCTCCTGCGGAGTAATAGAAAATGAACTTTGCGGAAGTAGTAACAGCAGTAACAGGTATAGTAAAGAGGCCTGATAAGGTAGCAGAAATAGAGCGTGCAATAAACGCTTCTCTTTCTGATTGCACTGTCAGAGCTTCTTTTGCTTATGATTTGGTAGAAACCTCTATTCCAGTAGATCCTACTCTTTATGGAGATACTATCATTTTCAATAACCTAACAGTTCCTGTTGTTACTCGCTTCCGCAAATTTAAGTATGTAAAACCTACTGGTGTCAAATACTACCTAGACCCAATAGGAGCAGATAAGATCTTCACACCTAGCGGTAATACGCAGCGTAATAAGTACTACGTTGCAGGAAATTCTTTAACTTATGTCTTAGGAGCTCTCACTACAGCTCTAGAGATAGGTTATTATCAGTACGCTCCAGTCTTAAAGAATGCAGAAGAATACTGGATGTTAGATCTCATGCCGAATACTATCATTGATTTAGCAGCAGCTAGAATCTTCCGTAGTATAGGAGATGAGACAAGCTTTAGAGCTTTCCTAGCTACTGGAATGGAATCCTTTAAGCTAAATAGAAATGATTACGAAGATTCTATTCTTCCTATTGCTAGGTAAGGAGACTTAAATTGTTTACTGTGGATGATAAGCTCAAACTTCTGGCTTTAGATACTGATGCTTTTGTAGATGGTATATCTAATATACTAAAATTCTATATTAGCAAAAAGGATAGCTCATGTCATGGAAAGGATCCTCTACAATATAAAGAACAAAGAGCGGGAGGTGCTCCTGATGGGCCATACTTTGATCCTCACAATGACTATTTAGAATTAGAGGGTAGCAGCTTTCCCTATCCTCATAATACCATTAACACAGAGAATGATTCTGCACTATCAAAGGAATAGAAATGGGAACTAAAATATCAGCTCTTCCTAATAGGGCTACAGTACAAGATACTGATCTTCTGGTAGTAGCAGACTCTGATGAGGGTACTAATTATAAAACATCCGTATCAGAATTCATTTCTGGTAAAGGTATTATTACTGCTGATACTATAGATGATAATAATATAGTCACTTTAACAACT